TTTGAAAAGACAAAAGAATAAAAAAGAAGAGTTTTTAGCAGAACTATTTCCAGACATGAAAATGTCAGACATCGAAACATTAGCAGCTATCACAACTGATAAAGAAATAAAGGCATACTGTGAGAAACTTGGTTGGGATAAAAAACAAATCAATGCAGTTAAACTATAAATGCGAATTCTGTAACAAGCTATTTGCTAAAGAAAAAACTTTAGTAGTTCATATTTGCGAACAGAAACGTAGACATTTAAGCAAGTCTGAAAAGCACGTACAGATGGGATTGTTAACATTCCAACGATTCTACGAGCTTACACAAAAAGCAAAACAACCTAAAACTTTTGAAGAATTTTCCACAAGTTCTTTCTATACAGCATTTGTAAAGTTTGGTAGTTTTCTAGTTAACACCGCTCCTATATACCCAGAGATGTTTATAGATTTTGTTATTAAAAGCGGAGTTAAACTAGACCACTGGTGCAGAGACGAACTCTATGAGCAATACATTGCAGACCTTATAAAGAAAGAACCTGCAGACGGAGCAATACAGCGCACTATTAAAAATATGATGGATTGGGCAGACACAAACTCTGCGCAGTGGGAACACTATTTTCAATACGTAAATTTAAACAGGGCCACGCATGACATTAAAGAAGGATTGATATCTCCGTGGATATTATTAAATAGCAAGTCAGGCAAGGAACTGTTAAAACGCATGAATGATGAACAGTTGGAGATAGTCAGTCCTATGATAGATCCGCAGTTCTGGGTGCGTAGATTTAAAGCATTGCCTGCAGATACCGAGTTAGTTAAAGACGTCATCAAGGAGGCGAAGATACTGTAATGCCAAAAAGACCAGAACCTATTATTGAAGAAGAAGAGTTAAAAGAAAACGAAGAATTTATTTCCAGAGATGACATTGATATTGAAGTAGTTGTTGGAGACGAATCTCCAGATGTATATGTTAAGTTTTCAGGATTTGAAGACGATGAAGATGCAGAAGAATACGCTCAGTTTCTAGCAGATACATTGCCCTTATTGTTATTTGAAACAACGCGACTCAACTAATGAGAACAAGACTGTTAATCGACAACACAGTAGTAGAAGAACTATCAGAGCCAAAAACTCTGGTAGTTTATACTAGATGTCCGGAAAAATGGATGTTGGTTGACAAAGAAACCGGCGAAGTGTATACTGGACATGTAACCGACGGTAACAACTATTGGAAGAAAACAGACGCAGCAAAATGGGTGCCACCGAATGCCTGATATTGACATAGACTTTCTTGATCGTGAACAAGCACTAGGTTTGTTCAAACACATCAGGGCCAGTAGAGAAGAAGATTCGAAACTGGTCAAGCACAACACTGGCGTGTATTTTCATGAAGTTCCTGTTGATGCAGTTAGTGGACTATCTGCTGTTCCCTACAACGAAGCAGAAGATCGAGGATATTTTAAAATAGATTTCCTCAATGTTGGAATCTATAAAGGCGTGAGAGATGAAGCACATCTCATTCAACTGATGGAGACTGAACCACTATGGGATCTACTAGAGCAAGACGAGTTTACCCAGAACCTGTTCCATGTGAATGGGCATGGGTCTATTCTAAGACAAACCAAGCCAAAATCTATCGACCAGTTGGCGGCAGTGATAGCTATGATACGACCGGCGAAACGTTATCTGATTGGGAAAGAATGGACTACGATTATGACGGAGATCTGGACCAAGCCCGAGAATGACGAATACTTTTTTAAGAAGTCACATGCCATTGCATACGCTACTGCTATTGTGGTACAGATGAATCTTATCTGTGAACAGATCAGTTACGAGTTTAGTTAACTGCCTTTTCTCACAAGCGTGATGCTCTTACGCTTGATGCGCTTTACAATAATGTCATTTAGGCTTGTAACAGGCCCAAGCATTACTTTCACGTCTTTGGTGCTGAAGTTGCGTATAACATATCTAAACTCGATTATCTCTTTGCTTAAGAAAATGTTGATTGGTATCTGTCGATTAGACTCCCACCACCAAGCTTCGCCTAGTTCTAGAAACCGGCGTTTTTCGTCTTCAGATCGTATAGCGACATAATCGTACATGCTGGTCACTTGAGCATCTTGATTGATAATGATGCCCACGTATTCTTTATCTACATGGTTGATAACGCTAATGAACGGGAAGTTTTCCTGCAGGTTGTCTGTAATTCTCATCGATAAATACTTTAAAGGTCCGCTAATGTATGCAACTTAATTCAGTTTATTTATATCCAAATAAGATAGACGTATTTACTAATACGCTGGCTTCCTGGCAACTAGAGAGGTATCGTAGAGTGTATAATCGCAATCTAAAAATTTATCGTAGTGTAGACAATCGCATTGATCTACAGGTACGCAATTCCGATCAAAAATCCACAGACATAACTGGCTCTGTTTTGGTATTTAACATTATCACCAGAGAGGCCAATGACTTAGTGGTTAAGAAAGATTGCGTAACAGTAGCAGCTTCAACCGGCAAAGTATATGCCACCATTACTAGAGCAGACCTTTTAGATCTAGAACCAGGCTTCTATAACTATACCGTCGTCCAAGAAATCCGTGAAGCCATCAGCGCCACAGAATATCGAGTGACTTCACGCACACCTATGTATATGGACAGTCAATATGGTGTTGTAGGAACTATGGAAGTATCTGGCGATACTGAAAGCGTTGCTGAACAAAGTCTCAACGTCAGCACATTTGCCTACATCAATCCAGGCACTACCGGATATACTGATCCTAAATATTATGTCAGCAGTTTGATCGACTGCAAAGGACAACTAGCTACTCCGCAGAGTCTACACAGTTTTCAATTCTATACCACAAACTATACAGGCACAGTGATTATTCAAGGCAGCATCGATGACGGTGCTACACCAAAAAACTGGGTAGATATCAGCACTCAAACGATAACAAACTCCAATGTAAAATATTCCAATGTTGTAGGTAAATGGAACTTTTTTAGAATTAAACACCTACCAACTACAGGAACTGTTGACAAGGTCTTATACAGATAGTATACTGTATGCATGACTCTAGTTGTTGACAAATTTCGAACACTAATCCCACCTCGTGCTAAGAGTAGCCCTTCTGGTTGGACTAGTTTCAATGCACCATGTTGCGGTCATCGCGGGCATAGTCCGGATACTCGTAAACGTGGAGGGCTAAGGTTTGATCAAGGAATAGTATTCAACTGCTTTAACTGCAAGTTCACAGCCAGCTGGTTACCCGGTCGTCCAATATCCAACAAGTTTAAAAATCTTTGTAAATGGCTAGGAGCCAGCGATGACGACATCAACACACTGATATTTGAAGCACTTAAAACAGAAAGTCCAGAATACGAACATAAGATCGAAGATGCTAAAGTTGTCTTTGGGCCTAAAGATTTGCCTAAAGACTCTAAAACATTATGGGAATGGGCTTGTGATCCAATGAGTCTTACTGAAGATCTAAGACAAAATCTAATAGACACTATTCAATATGTCATCAATAGAGGATTTGATCCTAACAGTAAACAACTATACTGGTCTCCTGCAGCAGGATATAATGAGAGGGTTATTATCGCCTTCACCTACGAAGGTAAAATTGTAGGCAGTACTGCTCGTAAAATCAGGGACGGAAAACCTAAATATCTATCAGATCAACACCCGCATTTTGTTTTTAATGTAGATGCACAATCAGAAGAACAGAAGTATGTGTTCGTTTGCGAAGGTCCGTTTGACGCATTATCAATCGGCGGTGTAGCACTGTTAACCAATGACGTAGCAGAACAGCAAGAACGAATAATTAATAGTCTAGGCAGCGAAGTTATCGTAGTTCCTGACCAAGATGAAGCTGGTTTGATTTTGATTAATCGAGCCATAGAAAACGACTGGGCTGTGGCATTTCCAAACTGGGATGTAGATGTAAAAGACTGTGCCGATGCTGTACAGAGATATGGCAAGCTGTTTGTAATCGTTGACCTAATCAAAACAGCACAGCGTGGACAGATTAGACTGCAGATGGCCTTGAAGAATTTAGAAAACAAGTTAAAGAGAGAAAAAGAAAATGATTAGAAAGATTATAGATTTTCTGATAAGTCCTTACATTGCGATTAGAGATCATTATCGTCTTAAAAGAAAACTCAAAGAACTACGAGAAAGAGATCCGTTCATTTACAAATGATTACTTGGGGACTATCAGCGGCTAGTCACAATGCCGCATTAGCAGTATTTCATGATAACAAACTGGTGTTTGCCAGTGAGTCTGAACGATTCAGTAAAATCAAAAATGACCCAGATCTTAATGCAGAGTTGGTATCATATGCAACTGAAAACTTCGGTGCTGCTGATCTTGTCTGTTGGTATGAGAAACCTTGGTTAAAATCCTTTAGACAGTTTGAAGCTGGACAAGGGTGGATTGATAACAATGTAAAAAGATATCTCAATAAGTTTAATATCACTGCTCCTGTAAAAACTGTCAGCCATCATCGCAGCCATGCGGCAGCAGGATACTATACATCAGGGTTTGACGAAGCCTGTGTAGTTGTCATAGATGCAATAGGCGAATACGACACACTGTCAATATGGCATGGCTGTGGTAACAAACTTAAAAAACTATATTCAATATCATATCCGCATAGTATAGGGCTGTTTTATTCAGCAATGACACAGAGATGCGGACTGAAACCCAACGAAGAAGAATATATCCTAATGGGCATGGCAGCATTGGGAAACCCTAATAGGTTAGTTCGTGACATGATGAACGACTTTGTAAGCTACCCAACATGGGACATGGGCGGACTATTATATTTCAAAGAAAATCTTCATAGAGGCTGTAGATATTGGAGACCTGATTTAACTTCACAGCAAGATATCTACGACATTGCTGCGGCAACACAGGCAGTATATGAAATGCTGTTTGAAAGCACTCTACATTATGCTTTGAAATTAGTTGACAGCAAGAATCTAGTGTTGATGGGAGGATGTGCTCTTAACTGTTCAGCTAATCCCATAGCCTACAAGTATTTTGAAAATGTTTGGATCATGCCTGCACCCGGAGACAGTGGCAGTGCTATTGGTGCTGTACTGGCACATCAAAAACAAGCAATAGATTGGCCTGGTGTCTATCTAGGCTACGACATTGGCTATAAGACTGACAATCACGAGATCATAGATTATCTTCTACAGCACAAAATCTGCGGACTAGCTAGAGGTCGTGCCGAGTTTGGGCCAAGGGCTCTAGGAAACCGCAGTTTGATAGCAGATCCGCGTGGTCCGGAAATTAAGGCTCTTATTAACAATATTAAGCATCGTGAGCAGTTCAGACCCTTCGCTCCTGCAATATTAGAAGAATTCGCAAATTCCTATTTTAAAATGCCAACAAAATCAACGACTTACATGCAATTTATTGCGCCTTGTTTGGAATCTGAGTCTTTTCCTGCCGTGGTACACATAGATAAAACCAGCAGAGTTCAGACTGTAAACAAAACAGACAATCCACAGTTTAGAGAGTTATTGGAAATATGGTATGCAAAAACTGGCTGTCCTATGTTGCTTAACACCAGCCTCAACATCAAAGGTGAACCAATGGTCAACGATATCTGCGATTCGATGACATGGAGTCAAAAGTATGGTTTACCTGTGTTTAACTAGAGTATATAATAGTCCATATGAGTAAAGATTACGGACCCGAAGTACAAAAATTATATCTTGAATTAATGTTAGCAGATGCGGAAGTATTTGTGCGTTGTCAAGGTATTTTTGATCACACTCTGTTTGATCGCAAACTACAAGATGCGGCAGAGTTTATGAATGAATATGCCAAGAACTAC